CGGTGGCTTCTCGTACTAACTACCTAAGGAGATTCAACGTGATTCCCGATCATCGAGATGAAAAGATTCAAGAACTTCTTACCCAATTATATTGGGAGTTAGAAGATACTTGTTCTCCTTCTCTTGCTGTTCGAGAGCTCGTTGAAAAACTTCATAGGTTGTTTAGTATAGAGGCCATGTCTAAATCTGATTTTAGATTTAGGCCTGAAAGTGCTTCTTCTGGCTATGACGTTAGAGAAACTGACCTAGATGACATTCTTCTTCGCCTCGACGATATAAATCGTCTTATCGATAAAGGTGAAATCTAGTGGCAGCTATCACTACATCCTATCCTCGGACTGTACGTTGGGTTGATTATAATGGTTATCGGTTTGAAGACGGAACTCCGGCTCCAGCCGATTCAACCAGTAGTCAGGTAACTTCTTGGTCCAATTCTAGGACAAGCATATCCAATCCGGAATTCCGGAAACAGATTGCTCGTGGTAATAATGCCACGACTCCTATGACTGGTACTAAGAGGACCTTTCTACCCGCTGGACAATATGTCCAGTGGACTACAAAAAACTCTTCGTTCTATCCGTCGAAAAGGCAAGTGAATTACCATGGAGGTCAACTGGGATTAGTGTATACTAACACTTTTCCTGTCGATCCTACTGGTATCTCTACTGTCAAAGCAAACGAGAGGGCTGTTGTCCATGCTTACAGAGATATCCAAAAGATAAATGAGGCCTTCCAAGGCCAAATTTTCTTAGGAGAGCTCGGTGAAGCATTACGCATGATCAAGGGTCGGACTAGATCGTTCTATCGTGGCCTTTTTTCTTTTGCTGGGGACGCAAAGAAGCGTACCCGCAGAGTGAAAAAAGTGACCAAGAAAAACGCGATCTTATCTGGACTCTGGCTTGAATATTCTTTCGGTTGGGTGCCTCTGATCTCCGACACCAGAAACATAATTGAAGCGGTCACCAAGTCTAACTACTACCGAGGCGACTCAGTCGCTTTTAAGGCAGTTGGTTATTCTGGTGAAAGCATCAGTCATGAAAATGGTTCGATGATCACGCCTCCAATCGAGTATACCTGGACTACCAAAACGGAAGCCTGGGTGAATATTTATGGCAGAGTAGGTGTAACGATGCAAACTACCGACATCCTATCGAAGGAATACTGGGGGTTTTCCCTTAGTTCTTTCCTTCCTACGGTGTGGGAGCTTACTCCTTACTCCTTCCTTGTTGACTACTTCTCCAACGTTGGTGATATAGTCAATGCGTGGTCGGTTCCTTTATCCAACGTACGTTGGATGAGTAGGTCTGTCAGACAGAAATCTTCGCGCGATCTTACCAGATTGGAATTTCGCGAGAAGTATATGTCTGGCCAGTCTTACTACTATAAGGGTACCGGCTTTGTACAACGTGTCCCTATGGGATCGTCTAGACTATCAATCAACAGACAACGTGACTACACTCTAGAGACGCCAAGTCTCCGGTTTGAAATCCCGGGCCTGTCGATGAAGTGGTTGAATATCGGGGCTCTTGGGAGAATTAAATCTCTCAGGTAAACCGAGTGACGATATTAATCTTTCCACTTTCTTTTTGAGGTGTTACCATGTTTAGTCCTGCTTCTCCTGTTACTGGTGGTGGCCAGACTGGTTTTACCAGCCCAACCTACACCATTACTCAGGTGCCCGCTCCGGACGTGAATGGGAAACAGTATGCTGTCACCGCCCTTGGCGGTACTCAGACTGGTGCTCGTATTCATGCTCCTTCTGACCCCTTCACCATCAACTTCGTGGTTCCTAAGGTCAATGCGACCCCGGGAGTTCCGGTTAATGGTGTTTTGGGTCCTCAGAAGCGCAACACCTATAAGCTGATTGGTCGCGCCGGGCTTATCCCGGTGGCTGGTCAGGCTCCGCAGATCGGTACGTGCACTGTTGAAATTTCAGTGCCGGCCGGTGCAGAGTCCGCTGATGCGGCTAAGGTGAAGGCGCTTCTGAGCCTGGTCTTCGGCGCAGCTTCTGCGCAGTCGGCTGGAATTGGCGACTCTGTGGTGCTCGGGGTCTAATAATATGGACCTTTCGAGTACGCGGAGTAAACTTGTCGCAGCGGTCATTGTTGCGATCGTGGGTATGCAGTTTGGACCTAACGTCCAAGCTGCCTTACTTTCGGTCGTCAATGCCCTCTTCGGCGGTGCCATCTAACCAGTCAAGCCTTCACAGGCTGACCAGATATCCGGAGTTGCACGATGAGAAGTTACTCGAGTGCCTTATCCCATTACCTTCGCTTAGATCTGAATCGTGTTTGTCCTTCAAGTATATTAGATGCTGTTGCATCTGGTACCTTGAATCAAGCACCTCCAGACTGCCATCGACGTCATGTCGCTGCTATTCAACTCCTCCGTTCCTCTACCAAAAAGTTGGTTGAGGACGTCATGGAGGATGCGGATAGTCGCGCCTTAACGAAGTTCTTACAAATCAATGAGAGATGTAAGACCTGGCAGTTACAGCTAGAGTTCTCGAGGGACGAAGAAATTCTTGGATCGATCAAATCGATTCTCGAAGACTTCTTCTATCCTTCGGGCTTGCCCCTACTAATATCCCTTGATCAATTACTTGAGAAAGGGAGGCTAGGTCCGGGCTCGTCACTCAAAGCGTCAGGAAACGACTTTTATACAAAGTTGTTTTCTTCTCGCCTTAGCTGTACTTCTAAGTTTCTATACGATACGTATAGACGCTACATCAAGCGTTTTCCAGACTGGGACCGTGCGGAAGTTCTCCGCCAGTCAGAGTTTGGTGACGCCGTGGTAGTGCAAGGTAACCGCATTAGCTTCGTAGAGAAGTCCAGTGAGATCTCTAGGACCATCTGTACCGAACCCTCGTTGAACATGATGTATCAACTTGGACTCGAGCAGATCCTTCGGGAACGCATGATTCAATTCTTCGGAATTGATCTTGCGTCCCAACAGGAGGTCAATAGAGTTCTAGCTCGTTATGCGTCAATTGCCGATGACTTATCCACCCTGGATTTGTCTTCAGCGAGCGATAGCATAAGTATCGGATTATGTAAACAGATCTTACCGAAGGGCGTTTACCCTTGGTTCGAGATGTTACGTTGTCCGACTTCCGTATTGCCTAATGGTAAAACGGAAGAGCTAGGCATGATTAGCACTATGGGGAATGGTTTCACCTTTCCTCTACAGTGTATAATCTTTGCTTCGCTGGTTGTCGCCTGTATGAGGTTCAGGGGTCTTAAGCCCTGCAGACCTCATCGGATAGCTCTCGAAGTCTTGGACCAATCCTATGGTCCTGTGTCCCTGAGGAACCCATCTTTTGGTAATCCTCAGGGAAGTTTATGGGGAGTGAACGGTGATGACATTATTGTACCGAGAGGTATCACTAATGACGTCATTCGCTTGCTCACCATACTCGGCTTCGAAGTTAACCGCGACAAGTCCTTCGTTGAAGGGCCTTTTCGCGAGTCCTGTGGGGGTGACTACTTTCGTGGTCATCCTGTACGCGGGGTCTATATTAAGACCCTGAGTACTCCACAGTCTCGTTATGTCGCTATCAACCTCTTGAACCGCTGGTCCTCTATGCAGCAGATCCCTCTGCCTAGAACCATCGGCTGGCTCTTCTCCACCTTAAAGAAGTGGAACACGGTGCCACCGTGGGAGAGCTATGACGCAGGCATACATGTTCCTTCTCATTTACACGAACGTGTAAATGTTCCTTATACAGTTCCCGCAAGGGTTCTGGATGAGGATGGCATCGTGAGAGATAAACGTGTCACCCTTTCGCTGTCCGGTAGTATTCTTTACTACCGTCAACAGCCTAGGACTGTCCGTATTATTTTCGACGATGACAAGGTTCATGCGCCTAAGTCCAAGAAACGCAGGAAGACTATTTGGAACCCTTCGGGGGCCCTTATAACCTTCTTGCGTGGCGACATAAGGAATGGCAAACTTCCTATCAGGCATGATAGGTTGCGCTATTCCTCGAGGTTGTCTGTCGCACCCAATTGGGTTTCGACAGACACGGTCTCTCCCTTTGCGGGAGAGGACGAATTACG